CTGGGGGATGTAATTTATAAGATGGCCAAAAGAGTAAAACGTATTTATCTTGCTGGTGATGATGATCAAGGTATATACAAATGGAATGGTGCTGACCCGTTATATTTTACAGATTATTTTCCTGGTAGAAAAGTTAGATTAAGAAAGACAAGAAGATTTGGGGAGGCTATACATCACTTCTCACAAATTATTCGTAGGGGCATACAAGGTAGTATAGAAAAAGAATACCTGCCTTCAGATAAGGATGGTTATGTAAAAAGCTATTTTGATTTTAGCGACATACCTATAAAAAAAGAAAAGGGAACTTGGTTTATATTAGGTAGAATTAACAGCACTGTTAATGAATTAAGGATGATAGCAAAAGATGCAGGATTATATTTTAAAGATAACCACGAGAATAAATGTTTTGATCAAAAACAATGGCAAGCAATTAAGTCTTGGACAAGACTAAGTAATAGTAAAAAGATAAACAAACATGATGCTCAAAATTTATACAGATATGTTCGTGAGTTATCGCAAACAAGTTTTAGAGGAGATAAGTTTTGGATGGGAGAACCAGACTTTAGAGATTACAGTTTTGAAGAACTAAAAGATTGGTGTGGTCTTGCACTACCAGATAAATCTAAAAAGAAGCCATGGTTTTGGATATTGAGAAGAAACTTTAAACCAAAACAAACTAGACACTTTATTAGACTACTTAGAAACTATGGACAAGAAGAATTAGATCAGGATCCAAAAATTATTATAGATACAATACACTCTGTAAAAGGTGATGAAGCTGATCATGTAGTCATGTACAGTAAAGGTAATTATGCATCAGACTTTGGACATAAAAAAAGAGATGATAAAACAGATGAAAGGAAAGTTTGGTATACCGGAGTCACTAGAGCAAAAAGAACTTTACATTTACTTCGAACAGACTATAAATATAACTATCCATTAGGAGCAGATTATTTAATCTATATTAAGGAGAAAATGAATGACTGACGTAGGAATGTTTGACAAAATAGATGATCCTAAAGATAGGCAAATAGGCGGCCGACACTATAAGGGTTATGCCATATCACCATATGATTTCATATCACTAAACAAATTAAATTTTTTTCAGGGGGTATGTATTAAATATCTTGTAAGGTATTTAGAAAAGGGTGGAGAAGAAGACTTGCAAAAAGTAAAACATTATTGTGATTTAGAAATATCAAGATTACGTAAAGATAAGAAGATTATTGAAAAAAGAAAAATGCGAAAATAATGAGTTTACAACTAACAATGAATTTTAAAAAACACATTTGGTCGTGCCCATCTGAGTATAAAGATTTAACTGGAGCTAAAGAAATAGCAATCGATTTAGAGACAAAAGATGATGGATTATCTGATGGTCTAGGTGCAGGCTGGGCTTTAGGTAAGGGTAATATTATTGGTTTTGCTGTAGCTGTAGAAGGTTGGCAAGGTTACTTTCCTTTTGGCCATTTCGGTGGGGGTAACATGATACCCGAACAAGTTAAAAATTATATGAAGAAAGTTTGTGCTTTACCATGCACTAAAATTTTTCACAATGCTCAATACGATGTAGGTTGGTTAGAAGCTGAGGGTATCAAAGTTAATGGCGATATAGTTGATACTATGATAGCGGCAGCCATAATTGATGAGAATAGATTTTCTTATTCTTTGAATGCATTATCTGTAGATTACTTAGGAGAGATAAAAGCAGAAACTGATTTGAAAGCTGCAGCGGCTGCACATGGTGTAGACCCAAAAGCAGAGATGTGGAAGCTACCTGCTGAGCATGTAGGATTTTACGCTGAACAAGATGCACGCCTCACGCTCCTATTATGGCAGAGATTTAAGCAAGAGATAGCTCAACAAAGCTTAACAACTGTTTGGGAATTAGAATCAAAACTATTACCTATCTTAATAAAAATGCGTCAACGAGGAGTGAGAGTGCAGGTAGACCGTGCTGAATCATTAAAAAAAGAAATGATACTCCAAGAAAAGAAAGTATTGCAAGAAATAAAAAAAGTTTCAGGAGAAGAGGTCGATATTTGGAACGCCAGAAAAATAGGAACAGCTTTTGACAAATTAAAAATAGATTATCCAAGAACTGCAAAAACTGGTGAACCTTCATTTACTCATAACTGGTTAGTTAATTCTAATCATAAACTAGCAAAGTTAGTATTACAAGGAAGAGAACTTAATAAATTTCATGGAACGTTTTTAACTTCTATAATGAAGTATCAAGTCGAAGGTAGGATACATGGTGAAATAATGCAGTTGAAATCTGAACATGGTGGTACAGTGTCAGGAAGATTAAGTATGTCTAATCCAAACTTACAACAGGTGCCTGCTAGAAACAAAGAGTTTGGTCCTAAAATTAGATCATTATTTATACCAGAAGAAGGCCATCAATGGGGAAGCTTTGATTACTCGCAACAAGAGCCACGGATGACGGTTCATTATGCAGCTTCTATCGGTGATGGGTATGAGGGATCACAAGAATTAATTGAGTCTTACAAAAATGCAAAAGCGGATTTTCATCAAACAGTTGCAGACTTAGTGGGTATTGAAAGAACTCAAGCTAAAACTATTGGATTAGGTTTAATGTATGGTATGGGAAAAAATAAATTAGCTATTAGTTTAGGTGTTACTAAAGAGGAGGCTGATGTTTTAATTTCTAAATATAATCGAAAAGTTCCATTTGTAAAACAGTTGTCTGATAAGTGTATGTACACAGCTCAAGAGAGAGGTGTGATAAGAACTAAAAAAGGTAGAAAGTGTAGATTCGATATGTGGGAAACAAAAGACTTTGGTTTACATGTTGCTGAAAAAGAAGATAATGCAATAGCTAAATATGGAAAAGAAAATATTAAACGAGCCTATACCTACAAAGCTTTAAATAGATTAATACAAGGATCCTCAGCAGATCAAACAAAACAAGCTATGATAGATTGTTATGAAGCAGGACATCTACCTATGTTACAAATTCATGATGAGCTTTGTTTTAATATAAAGAAAGAAGAACAAGCAAAAGAAATAAAAAAAATTATGGAGCAAACGATAGAGTTTAAGGTTCCGTTTGTAGTTGATTATGGTTTGGGTACCTCCTGGGGTCAGGCGAAGTAACGAAGATATAGCATATTGTGCAGGCCTTTTTGATGGAGAAGGTTGTGTGATGTATAAACAATATCCTAGATCTAGAAATGAAGGTAAGACTTCTCATTTAGTTTGGAAAATTACTTTAGAGATTAATATGATTGAGTTAGACCCATTACATTATTTTTATAACACATTTAGAGTCGGAACAATTTCACACAAAAGTAATCTTGGTTTTAGTAGAAAAGATCAATGGCGTTGGAGATGTTCTCATAGACAAGCTTTTGAAGTCGCAAAAAAAATATATCCATTTAGTATTGTGAAGAGACCAAAATTATTAAAGGTTATAAATCATTATGAGTATGAAAAGCCGATAGGTGTCCTGCAGAAAAAATACGATTTTTCAAAATTTTAAAATTTAACTTAAGCTTGTGCTTGAGCTAAATTTTCCTGTACATCCTGATATTTAATCGTGTTTCTTGTAGATCTAATATCAGTTTCTGTTTTGTGCATCTCTACAGTAACTCGGCCATTCAAAATTAAATCAGATGACCACTGGTTCTCAAGTTTCTGGAGCTTCACTAACAGTCTTCTTTTCTCCGGACTCATCAAGTTCCTCATAAGTTATGACGGTTTTTTTATGATTATAAAAGTCCTCATCTAAGGCAGTTATAATCCCGTCTTTTACTCGTTGTGAAAACCTATTCAATGCCTCTATGACTGTATCAGCTTTGATAATATCCCTCAGATATTTACCACATGCTCTAGCTTGGATACGATAAGCTTTCATAGGATATAATATTAAAATTTATGCACCATGTCAACATCGGGGTCACTTGACAGGCAATATACCTCTTTATGGGTCATAGATAGCCCTTTTTTTGCGATTTCGTCTTGATAGCGGCTGAGATAGCTATAGAACTTAACTGAGCAATCAGCATGGCTTATAGCTCCAGGAATATATACCTGTGTGCATTGATCGTCCATATTTGGATGGTCATTACAGACATATCCGAATATTATCATTGCATAAACAAGTTTCATGAGAATACATACCATTTTTTTAAGTTCTGTAAAGATATGCTTGACTTATTATAATATCTTATCTATATAAGTTACCGATGACAAAAATGACAGATGAAGAATTTGCAGCTTGGATAGCACAGAAACAAGATTCTGGAGATTATTCAAGAGATCCCTACAAAGTGGGTTCATGGCAAGAAAAAAGAATAGCTGCTATGAATAGAGCTTCATTCAACAAAGGAATGTCTTTTGACGAAAATAATCCTTGGTTTGATCAATGGGTTGCAATACTCAAGTCTAAGGCAAACTCACTTCAAGAGTTTAAAAAGGAGGAATGGTATGTTCGATCAAGAAAACAATCTTAGTTTTACAATAGCCAGTTGGTTAAGACATCATAGAACAGCAAACGGTCTTTTACAATCTGACATTGCTAAAATATTAAATGTATCACATCAAAGTATTAATAAATATGAACACGGCATTTGTAGAATGTCTGGTGATTCATTAGTAAAGTTAACTAATCATTATGGCTGGAGTCTTAATGGTTTAATAAAAAGGAAAGGAGACAATTATGTCTGAGGAAACTAAATTATTAACAGTAATTACCGTAGCTATCATAGCTTTATTCTTAACAGCATGCTCTGCCACATATACTGTTAAGTTTGGAAAAAAATGCACACCTGATCATAAAGAGTGGTCATATGTATGGTTTGTAGAGAAAGAAGGAAATAATGTTGCAAAAGAAAACTGTAAGGAGAAAAAATAATGCCAAGATGTTACGATTATAAAGTTAAAGTTAATTTTGTATCTTCAGCTCATGGACAAAGAAAATATCTCACAGATAAAGAAATATTAGAAGAAACAATAAATCTTATGAGGGCTTATCTGTCTGGAGTAAAAAAGTCTAAGTATTTTAAGATTGAAAGAAACTATACAATAGCTAAGTGGGCAAAGGAACAAAAGAAAAAATATGGACGTAAGACTTCTTAAAATAAACGCAATGAAAAAATTTTATAAGTTTATGTACACAAATAATGTGGCCCTAAATTTATGGAATGAGTATAACCCAGTTGGTAAAATTTATGCAGGTTTGGAAAAAAGACAAGAGATAGCAGATAAACGTTTTAAGTTTTGTATGAATAGATCTAAAACAAGGCCGGGATGGAAAGTTTGCTATCTGAGATATTGTCAATTGGCTAAAGCTGATGATTTACTAAAATATATTAAACAAAGAAAGGAAAGACATGGACATAAATAAATGGAAAAGTATGGCGATCAGAAAAGAGGACCATACTTTATTGAAAGGACTTTGTGCAGATAAGTATAGAGCTCCTGCTGCGATGTTTCAAAAAATATTGCACGACTACATAGGATTTCAAGCTAAAAAGAAAGGAACCAGTGTAGATAAATATAAAGCAGATCTTGAAAAGAAAGGTAATAGTAAAT